GAAATACGTTCACCTACTCCGTCAACTATCCACTTATTATTTTTTGACTGGTTAGAATACTTTTCAGGAAGGACTGTTCCACTAAAATATACAATCATGCCATTACTAAATGAAACGCCGTTACTACTGGTGTAGGTTGCCTTTCCTATAATTTCTTTTTCAATATCAATTTTAGTGTTATTTTCTATGTTAGAAATAATAAATCGACCAAATTTATTTGGGTCAGTATAGCTTTGATAGAATAAAACATCAGGGGAATCTAAAGGAACAGTAAAGGTAAGTGTTCCGCTTTCTATTCCGTTATTTGTTAAACCCTTTATATAATCAAAGGCTGTTGTATTGTTAGTAACATCAACGAATTCCCAATTATCGGAATTTTCATCTATTGAACTGCCATCAGCTGGATTAATAACATCTTTAGCTTTCCATATTTTTCCATCAAAAACTACTAGCTGGCCCTTGGCATATGGAAATAACGGATTATAGGTTAACGATCCGGTATCGATTGTTGTTCTAATTACAAAAGGATCACCGGGCGTAGAGATTTGAAATTTGTAAGTTTGCCCTCTATACAAAGTTAACGCAGGATTGTTGGTTAGCCCATCAGGGGTAAAGATAAAGACGCTACCTGCTCCCACATTGACTCTATAAGTACTTGTGATATTCTGAGCTTGACCAAGAATCTTAATTGCGGGAGGTCCGGCTGGAAGCCAGTAATACTCTCTATAATTAATTAATTTGTCCCAGTCAATTGGCGGATTCCATGTATAATGATCTTGAGCTACCGTTAGATCGTCACGATCACCGACATTGCCGAAAAACTTTAATTGATTTTTAAAATCTAGATAATCGTAAAAATTTGTTATTTTTTCATTTTGATTAACTACAACACCAGGTTCTAATTGGTACCTACTTCGTAGCGTTTCATCGCTGTCAAGATAAACATCGGTAGACTTATAGGTTTTTCCGTACCTTCTTCCAATGTACCCTACTTTCTTTTCAAGGACGCCCGGTTGCACCAACGGGTCTAGGGTAGCTGCTAAAAATTTTTGATTTGCTTCCGTTTGAAAAATCTGAGGTAGGAGTTCAGAAGTTTTTCTAATAGGTATTTGACTTTGAGGGAAAATTTTATCTGCCATTTTTAATTTGTACTCGATATAACTGAATTAACGGATATCCTAAGTTCAGATGCAGAAATAGATGAAACTATTTCAATATCATCAACTATAGCACCGCTGACAAAAATTTCGTCTACTCTACTCTGTATTTCAAATAGGCTACCAAAAGATTGTGTTAGTTGTCTTGGAAGAATTATCATATTGCTAATATCTGGGGCGACAGTGTTTACCACATATGTTATCATTTCACTGACATAGAATCTATCGCCAAAGTCCCAATTATTGATATCAAAGAATTCGTTTATTGCATTAATAATTCGAACCTTTAGATCATTATCGTTGATTAACTTATTGGTGTTTTTAACAATTTTAAATTTTGCCTGTAGTTTAACATCAGCCGTAGGACCAAATAAAACTTTATAAGAAACAGGATGATATATAATCTCATCTGATATAGATTTTATTAAGTCTAAATTTGAACCAAACGCAATCCTTAAGCTATCGCTATTTGGTTCTTCTGGTTTTGTGGCAGCGCCGGCAAGGTAATTTCTAAATGCAATATCATAACTTCTTGTTAGAAGATAAACATCTATTATGTTACTTGAACTAGGATCTATTCTACGATCAACATTGGCGTTATGGATGTATTGAAATTTTAATCCTGCACGGCCAATATTAGCACTATAGGTACTTTCTAATACTAAAGTGTTAGTTGATTTATCAACACGTTTTACAACGTTTTCATCACTATCGTAGAAATATATTAGGGCGCCGTCGACATAATCGTTAACATTAACAAGACTTTCTTTTTGAATTATCGCAATACTATTATCTGAATTGTCAACAAATTGTTTAATTCTATTGCCTGCAATATCAGTCGATTCTGTAAAAAATAAAAATTTAAGATCTAGATCTAATCCAACAACTTTTTCAAATGCTTCGGGATTATCTATTACACCGTCGCTATCTGAATCAATGAACGCAATTTTTATTTCATCAGTACTTTGATAACCGTCGTCGTATTTTATAGTATCACTAATTTCAAAACTGATGTCCTGCTTTAAAGGAAACAATAGATCACTACCAGTATTAATTCCTAAAATCTTCACCTGATCTTTTACCACATCTCCAGTTTTTCCATTATATGTTTTTTGTGCAGAATCAAAGTAAAATCTATTTTCTTCTAGACTTCCAAATATATAATCAAGCCCTCGAATTCTAATAAAATACTCATCTGCTTCTTTGACAAAGGCCACTATCCATGACGAGTCTAGATTAGTATCAGAAGTGTCCCCAGATTTACCAAGACTAAAATTACTCAATAAATTCAGGTTAGAAGTTGACACCAGCTTCCAATCTAAATCGGTCACAGAATAACGTAGGCCAAAATTAAGATTAGACAACATTAAATTAATCATTTCTGTTTCTAGACCAACGGATAGATTGTTAACAAACTTAGGTACTATGCGGGACGCAATGGCCGCTGTGGGAATTATGTCACTAAATTGTACTGGTCCTAATCCCGATGTAAGTACACCCCTTCCGGCGTTTGTTCCATCGCCTGTTACTTTTACAACTTTAGTCCAAAGACGATCAGTTTGTTCGGGATCGTTTGCATTTGTGGTTACTAGCTGTCCTCTCTTAAAAGACTGACCTGCTGGTGCTATAAATTTTATTAAGGTACCAGGTGTAATATATTTTAGTGTACTTGTGGTGTAAGAACCAACTTTTAATATGGTAGTATCAACTGCATTATAAAAATACCCTGTAGAATTATTAACATCTGTTGTGACCTGATTCCATCTATAATTGGTGTCCGTAAATAAAATTTTATCAAATTTAGTTAGGTAGAAATTGTAAACGTCAGTGGATGTAAAAATAGGCTCAATGCTATTTCTTATAAAATTAATAATATCAATTCTGTTAGTGAATTTAAATGCCAATGATCTTTCAATATCATCTTTATAAATTAGGCCGTCTGATGCAAATACATTAACACTTGAATATTTTCCGCTGGCATCTATCAAGTCAAAATTTCTACTAATTCCACTCGATACTCGATTAATTGCTTTTACTTTTAAAATATTCTGTGAAGTAGATAAGGGAGCAAGATTGTAGTCTTCTCCAGTAATCATTCTATTTTGTGTATAATATTGTGCAGGTGCATTTTTTCTAATGGATGCTACCGATTCGCTAGGTGTTGCGGAACTAATTGTGTACTTTAAACTCAGTGTTATTGTTAGGGTATGTCTTACACCCAACTTATTAACATACGGTATCGCAATACTGATGCCTCGCATTTCATTTGGGGCTACTTGATAGCTAAGACCGTTGCTGGTTCTATAGTACACTCTAAATGCACCTTGTGGCAGATTTCCGTAGACTCCGTCGGCAAATGCTAAATCAACTCTGTCGTTTTCTTTTGTAATTACAGAATAAATATTTCGTATATTAGAATTAATACTATTGTAAGAAATATTATTGCCAATCAACGATGACACTTTAGTCCATTCGTTTAATTGCACTCCGGCTGAGTTTAATGCAAATAGCCAAACATCATCGTTATTGATGTTATTAGTATCTACTGCAATTAATTCGTTGGTGGCTGGTACATCAATTGAAAAATCAGCTAACTCAAGATTACCTTGTTTAAACATTAAGAAAAATCCAGTATTAGAGCTTGTACCGCCTTTACCGTCATTTCTATACACAAACCCAATTTGATTTCCAGGCACCGGAGGTTCTTCGTATAGTTCTTCTTTGCCCTTGAAACTGGTGCTTACTAATTCAAAGGTCATTTGTCGTCCAGCAACCACTTTACTATAGGTAAAGATTGGCACATCATTTGACGATGTTCTAAACCTATATTGTTCTGTTGGAATGCTATCGATTATAGCTGATCCTTGACTACGACCAAATTCTGTATTATCGGTCATTGCTGAATTTAACACCGTTACAAATTGTTCTGCCCAGTTTTGATTTGTTGGATCGTTCCAAACAATTGTCTGTTGAGCTAGATTTTTACCGTTGTTGTCTAGTACATTTTCCGTAGTGCTAACTGTATCAAATTTTAATAACCCTTTAGACGGTAAGTTTCTTTTAGAATTGTAGCTTAACATTTTTGCAAGACGTAATACTGATTCTTTACGTTCTGCAAGTTCAATAAAATTTTCACGGCTAGCTAGATCGATACGGAAACTTAGACTTTGTCCAAGAAATGCGATAGCGTCAATTAACGCTAGGTACTCTGAGCTTTCAATGTAGTCGTTAAAATCCTCAGGATAGTTTTCTCTAAAATATGCAATAATAACCCTACGAAGATTTTCAAAGTCGTAGCTTTTGAAGTCAGCACTCTGAAAAGTCTGATAGATCCTAGTCCAATCTTCGTTTAAAATTAAGTTATTTTGTCTAGACGTTGTTGTCATATTTTACTATCCTATCATGTATTTAACTAAAAAAATAAAGTGCTTAGTTAATAATTTTATTCTCTCTATCAAAATTAAAAGTCATTCTTTCATTGATATTAAAGGGAATATACGTTATGTCTGCTTCTATTCGTATGCCCATATCGGTGCTATCTATAATAACACCATTGATTGCTATTCTAGGATCATAGTTAATAATCTGTTCAACATCTTCTGTGATTAATTTTTTTACTTCTTCGGTAAATTGTTCAAACAACAAATCCCAGATAACTGTTCCAAAGTCTGGATTCATTAATTTTTCACCTTTACGAATGTAAAAATGATTGATAATATCTTGTTTAACTAGATCTATGTCGTACAACTTAAAAGAAGATTTGGTTTCTTGAGAACTAAATCCGTTGTAGGTAAATGCTGCAGAGACAGTGCTTCCGCTACTAGCTGTTAACGAAGCTACCGTTTTCTTATTATATATTTTTGCCATATTATTTTTCTCTATCAGTGTTAGCTGGAGTTAGCAGCGTTGGTGCTTGATTTTCATGTAGTATCCACGGCTCGTGCATTGGTATTCTTTTCATGATACTCTTTACCGGTGTTTTGCTTTGATATCTGTTTTTCCCTTCCCATTTTTCTTTAGAACTTGTAACAGGATTATCATGTCTTGGTAGAATTTTAGCTGCTACTCCTCTTGCTGCGGTTGGACCATTTAAGTTAATTACAGAGCCTGTGGCCGTCAACGCTCCTGTACTGTTTATATTTGTTGCCGATGATGATAAAAATGTTGCACCTGTAGAAACTACACTCATGGTCCCTGCGGTTGTAATATTACCATTTGTTCCAACAACTAAATTCATAAGTGTGCCGGATTCTATTTGTGTCCTTGCAACACTTCTAACGTTAACATTCCTGCCTGCTTCAAAATTTATATCTCGATCGGCTCTAAAATTTAAATCGTTTTGTGTGTGAATTGAAATACTATCCTCGGCAAATATATCAATTTTTCCGTTACTAGTAAGCTCAATCCATGTAGTTCCTTTAGCGTTTCCAATATAAATTAAATCTTCGCTGTTGTGTAAAAGAATCTGGTGGCCGGTTCTTGTTCTAACTCGAAAATATTCGTTGTAGGGAATATTAACATCGCCTTTTTCTTTCTTTTCAACTTCTGAATAAACAACTGGGCCGGCACCGGCGGGTGTTTTTCTAATGTATCTATCATCGCCGTCGTCCATAACAAGCGTTGTGCCTCCTAACCTACTTGCTGGCATTTGTACAGGACTTTTACTCTGCGAACTTCCGATGTATTGTTTTTTAGAGTTAGGTCCTCTATCAAACGGGCCGGGAGTTGAAATGCCAAAAACCGAATTAGGAACCATTCGTCTACCGCTGCTATCTGTCACTCCCCGTACATCATCTTCTAATAGACCTTGCTCTAAAAATCTATCTGCAATAGGATGTATGGCTTTTTTAATTTTTTCAGTGTTGGTTCCTTTTTCAAGAGTGTTGGCTTTTCTATTAATTTCTGCAACTGGCAAAGGTTGCGTAGTATCATATTTCTTTTTTTGTTCGGCCGACGCTTCGAACGCAGTCGATCCGCTTATTGCTGGAATCATTTGATTCATAAATCGACCGGGCACACATCCTATAAAATATCCTTCAGATGCATCACCATTAATAAATGCAACCAATACAGTAGTTCCTATTTCTACCGTAGGAAACCACATGCCATAGGTTTTTTGAGTGTCGTTAAAATCTCCAACATTCATTCCCATGTTTTCATACGCCGTTGATCCGTAGAATGGACTAGAATATTTGACTGCGTAAGATTGAGTGGTATCTCCAATATCATTGCCGGTTTCTCTTAGTAATGTTACTTCAAGACCGCACATAAATGAAGGGTCTAGATAGCCAACTACTTTGGCCATCATGATGCCTACTGGAAGTTTTGAGCCTCCTTCCTTTTCTGGCGAGCGTTTTTCTATTGCCATATATTATCCGTAAAAGTCGTCAAGGTCAGAGTTATTTTGTTCAAACTCTTCGTCTGTATAATCAACAGGACCAGTCTTTGGTTTTTCTTCTTTTGTAGTATCGTATACTGACGAGGTTTCTGCGGCAATTTTTGCAGTGCCGGTATAGTCAGCATCTTGTTGTGGTTGACGGGCTAGGTCTAGAGTCTGTTGAAAGACTCCGCCAGAGAACTTGTTCTCTACAGCAGTTACTTTATAAATTCCGCTAAAAGGAGTAACTTTGCCCCCGTTAGGAAAATTGAATAATCCACCTTGTCCTGTTGTTCCTAAGTTAGGTTCAACAGGGTTTCGCCAGGTTATGTAAATGAATATTTCACTTCCTTCCCAATTCATTGACCCGTCTAATTTAACTTGATCATTGGGTCCTTGGTCTGCAAAGTAATTTGAATTTAGGCCGCTGTCAGAGAGAAAATATAAGTCTCCCATTATATCTATTTTAACATTAACCATATCTTGACTTCTAGTAAAAGACTGATTAAAGTTATCTGCTACCATCTGTTCAACTGTTTTCTCGCCTGATATCGACGGAAATGTCAATAACGGATTTGGCTTTGTGGGGGCAGATCCTGTGACTGCTGTCGAGCTTTCAGGGGCTGCACCTCTTTGTACCCTAGCTTGCGGAGTTTTCTCTTCTGCAACATTAGCAGTTTCTTTATTAGAAACATTGGCATTATTTTGAAGCGGTGTTGGTGAAATTCCTGTATAAAATTGACCGTTAAATTGCAGGTCAAATTTTATTATGCTGTTATTTTGTCCTGTATAAAGGTAATCATATCGCTTGGCAATAATCTGTTCTAGCTTGGCGCCTCCTGGAGTTACCGATGTTGGATTTTGAAAAATTGCTCCGCTTACTTTAAAAGGGACAACACGGTAAATGTATTTTTTTGCCCTTACGTTTCTTATAGGGTCAAACTCTAGTAATTGTATTTGAACATCAATTCTAAACCAATCTACAAACCCGTCTTTAACCGCTTCTTTTTTTAATTTTGAAACACAATACTCTGACGCTAATACCACACGTTGAATTATTTCAGTGATCTTTGTTTGCTGTGGAAACCTAATTTCTCGCTGTTTAGGATCGATGGTCATTGCTTCTCTGACAATCCTTCCTTGGTCGTCAACTGCATCTCCTGCAAGTTTAAAATTATAATTACCGCCGGATGTTTCAGAAAATCCCATACTAGATTTACCAATTGCTCCATCTCCAAAATTTTCAGAAAAACTTTCTCTATCAGATTTTGATATTTTTTGAGTTCTTTCTACTTTAGGATCTGCAATAGCTTTTAGTACTTCTGTTGATATTCCGTTTTCAGTGCCAACGGGATCTGACGAGTTTATTGGAAATACAATTTCATAAATGTCAGGGAACGCCGCTTGACCATCAGATACCCGTTTTAATTGTTTCTCGTTTAACGATGTACATACACTTTGTTGACCAGACACTAACACTTCACTTACGGTCATTCCAGTAGCTGACAGGTCTGTTGCTATATTAGTTACAACATCACTAAATCCAGTATAGTGCATAGGCGCAGCTTCAACAGTATACTTGCTGCCGGATTCGTCTACTTTAAAATCTACTTTAGTAATCTTGATTGTAAAATATTTTGTTAGTTCGTCGGAACCTTTATAAACAGCACCGTCATCTGAAGATCCTTTAATTTCAAGTTTTAACAGATACGGGCAATCATTTAGGTATGAGGGATAGCCTGAGTTAATTGCTGCGGCCTGTAAACTTTGTAAAAATATTCCTAAAGAATAGGGTTCGTATACATCAAATTTAAAACTTGATACGTTGGTATTTCCAGACTTTGCACTGCCGCCTAGCTGTGAAACTAAAACAACATTGTCAATAAAATATTCTGGTGCACCGTATTGTGTGTTTGTTCTACTGAAGTCGTATCTTCCTGCGGAGGATAATACTATATTATCTAACAGATATGGAGAACCTCGGTATAAACTAGGTTTATTAAATTGTTCAGGCGTTAAACAACATAGTGTCCACAATGGAGAATACGAGGCAAATTGCTCTAGTACATTCTCGTAGGGCGGGCCACCTGCCGGCGGAGTCACGGCGCCAAATGCTTTTAGTAAAGAAGTCATGCTGGGGTTAGTAATAACCTCGGAAATTTTTGAAACATCGAAACTGGCTGCATTGTCATTAACGGCATTGGTAATATTTTGCACAGCACCAACTGCCAGTCCAGATGTTGTTGCAATTTGTGAAATTGCATTGCCGGCTGGGGTTAAGATATTGCTTATTTCTTGCCCTATATTTCTAAAAATTGACATTTTAGATTCCTATAAATCGTTCTATGTTTGATTTTTTAGGACAATAGATCATTGTTCCGGGGGCAAAATCATATATAGGATCTTTTAGTATCTCCATATTGCGTTGAACAAAAACCCACCATAGTCTTGGATTACCATAAAGATCAAAAGCTAACAGGTCAGGGCGATGTTTGTATTGTGTTTCTATTACGTATTTGTAATCGTCTGCTTCAGCAGGCACCGGACGAATGGTTAATAATTCAAGATATAAATTATTTTCGGCAGTGTTATAATAGGGAGATGTTTTGTTGTATGATGCCATTTTTAGATAAATCCTTGACCGGCTACAATGTTGCCGTTAGCATACTCTGAAAGATTAAATTGTCTTAGTCGTGTTCTATTATAGATTGGAGATACCGTGACAGAAATTGTGCTCATTGCAGGAACCCAAGTAGGAGGAGCACCATTTAACGAATGCTTAATATAGGCAACATCGTCTTTAAAATCAACTGAAAAACTTTTTACAATAACAGGTACACCTGCAAATACCCTAGCACCATATCCAGTGAGGTTGCAGACAATCGGTGGATTACCTACATTGGGGCCTGTACCAAAAAACATTCTTGTGGCTGTTTTTAAAAATGTAGTGGCTTGGATCCAGTATTCTGCATCTAATTCGTTCTCTACTGAAAATTCTCCAGAGATTTGAATGTCATCTACTTGACTATTTTTGTAAGCCTGAAATGGTTGATTACTATGTACCGTATCTATTTGTGCGTAGTTGGCTTTCGATGATACCGTGATGCTTGGCAGATAAGGCCAAACAAATCCGCCAGTCTTTGATAGGCGTTCAAACGCTGTTCCAAATAATCCAAAATTTGCATTTAATTTTACTCGCCAGTCTTCAGCTGAACCCGTTTCTAGCTTAACGAAAGAACCTTCTTTACTAAATAATTCTGCACCACTAGGCAAGTTCTTTCCCCGTGCCAAACTTAATAAATTGTTAACCATACCAGCAGCCGAAGACACTGACGTAGCTAGTGAGGCAAGGCCTCCTCCAATCCCGCCTCCGGCTAATCCTAATCTGTTTAAACTTGCACCGATTGCAGCTCCGGCATTACTAATCCCCCCGGCAACTCCGCCAAGTGCTCCGGCGGCTCCTGCAAGAGCACCAGTTGCATTTGATGCTAGACTTTGTATGGTACTGCCGACTCCCCCTAATGCTCCAGTTGCTCCAGCAAGAGCCCCTCTTGCATCATTAGCTAGATTGCCGGCTGCTGCTGTAAAGCCGTTTAGACCCGTTCCAATTCCGCCACTTAGCTGGCTCACCGTTGTATCTAAGTTTGATTTTAATGAATCAAAACTTCCGCTAGCGCCGGCAATTGCACTAGATGCCGCACTAGATGCCGCATCAGATGCCGCGCTAACTTGTTCTGAAACGCCTGCAACTAATTGTGCAAAAGGGTTAACTGATCTTGCCATTTTGGTGATATTTCCTTTTTATACTCTATTTATTCTTGACAAAATGTGCTATTATATTAACTACTGGAGAATGCTGAAACAATGACTATATCTACCCAACCGCCTAAGATTAAATATCTCACTAATAAAGATCTATTAAAAGAGATACATCTAAGCAAAAATACCTATTGTTCCTACACGGATCCTGCATATGGTGACTACGATTTAATTTTACCTAATATTTCTAAAATTAACATTCGCACTATTGCAGATGCAAAAAGAAATAGAGCGATCAAGATGGGTAAAAAAGCTCATGAAATTGCGCAATCAGGAGGAAAAAAATTCCCTGCAAAAGACTTTGAAGTTGATTATAAGAAAATAGCAAAAACTGATGTTGTATTCCGCATTATGACCTTTGAACACATACCTCTTGCTCCGGGTCGTAAAAAGACTCTAAAAAATACTGCTGATAGTCATGACAAGGTAAACTTTCCACCGTTCCAACACTGGAAGTTTGACGACAACGACAATCTAATTCTTGTTGGCAAAAGTCATTGGAAGGGCGATTTTACTACAGGATCTTTTAACAAAGAGCATGGTCAAATGACTAACAATCTGGCTCGTATGTTTTTGAAATTATGCGAGCGTTATGCTACTCGTGGTAATGTTAGAGGCTACACCTACAATGATGAAATGCGTGGTCAGGCTATTCTTCAACTAACTCAAATAGGACTGCAATTCGATGAAAGCAAATCTGATAATCCTTTCGCTTACTATACTGCTGCTGTCACTAATTCATTTGTTAGAATTATCAACATTGAAAAGCGTAATCAAAACATTAGAGACGATATTTTAGAAATTAACGGAATGAATCCAAGCTGGACCAGACAAAATGCCGCTGGCAAAGGTGGTGCTAGTTATGGACCGGTTAGTACTGCTCCGGTAGATGGCGGTGGAGATTGGGATTGACCTAGTGGTTGTAAACATGTTACAATAACTAAGGAGATTCTATGTCATTATTCAAAAAAGTAGCCTGCTTCACTGATATTCATTTCGGATTAAAGTCCGGTAGTAGGACACACAATCAAGATTGTGAAGATTTCGTCTCGTGGTTTTGTGAAACTGCTAAACGAGAAAATTGTGAAACTGCAATTTTTCTAGGCGATTGGCATCACAATAGAAACACAACTGATGTGTCAACTATGAACTATACAGTTTCTAATCTAGAGAAGCTGAGCCAATCATTTGAAAAAGTCTATTTCATTCTAGGCAATCACGACCTGTTCTACAAAGACAAGCGTGAAATCAACTCCGTTGAGTTCATGCGTCTGTTTCCTAATATTATTCCTATTAGAGAACGTCTCACTGAAGGCGATGTAACTATTATGCCTTGGCTAGTAGGCGACGAGTGGAAAACTATTCCTGAAATTAAAAGCCGATATCTGTTTGGTCACTTGGAACTACCCAGCTTCTACATGAACGCTATGGTACAGATGCCAGATCACGGAACTATTCAATCAGGACACTTTGTCAATCAAGAATATGTGTTCACTGGGCACTTTCATAAACGACAAAACAACAGAAACATACATTACATTGGAAATGCATTTCCTCACAACTATGCTGATGCTGGTGATGATGACCGTGGTATGATGATGTTAGAGTGGGGTGGCAAGCCTGAGTTTCGTACTTGGACTGCTCAACCTGTATATCGTACTTTTAAACTGAGTCAAATTATTGATAGACCGGACGAACTTCTAAGAGAAAAGATGCATTGCCGGGTGACTATTGATTTGCCAATCAGTTTTGAAGAAGCAAACTTTATCAAAGAAACATTTATGCCACAATACAAATTGCGTGAGCTTATGTTGATTCCAGAAAAAGTTGAGGTGGATGCGCAGTCTACTCCTATTGATATCAATTTTGAAAGTGTTGATACTATTGTAATGAATCAAATTAATGCTATTGACAGCGATACCTTTGACAAGGCTCTCCTGTTGGAGATCTATAATAACCTATGATTAAAATTAAAGACCTAACTGTTAGAAACTTTATGAGTGTGGGCGCACAGACCCAGGCAATTAACTTTGACAAAGGACAGCTAACCCTAGTGCTAGGAGAAAATCTAGATCTAGGTGGAGATGACAGCGGAGCTCGCAATGGCACAGGCAAAACTACTATTATCAATGGCCTCAGTTATGCAATATTTGGTACTGCATTAACTAACATTAAGAAAGACAACCTTGTTAACAAGATTAACAACAAAGGTATGCTGTGTACGGTTAGTTTTGAAAAAGACGGAATTGATTATCATATTGAACGTGGTCGTAAGCCTAACATTTTAAAATTTACCGTTAACGGGCAAGAACAAGAAAACCTAGATCAAGACGAAAGTCAAGGCGATTCAAGAGAAACACAAAAAGAAATTGAAGATGTATTTGGCATGACGCATGACATGTTCAAACATCTTGTGGCTTTAAACACTTATACAGAACCGTTTCTTTCTATGAAGGCGGCGGATCAACGTGCTATTATTGAACAATTGTTAGGTATTACACAATTAAGCGAAAAGGCAGAAGCACTTAAAGAACAGGTTAAGGAAAGCAAAGATAATATTTCTACAGAAAATACAAAACTTGAAACTATCAAAGCTAGCAATGAGCGTATTCAACAGAGCATCGAAGCTCTTGAGCGAAAACAAAGGTTGTGGGAAGAACAACACGAAACTGCTCTTACTAATTTAACCAAGGCAATTGAAAAACTCTTAGATGTTGAGATTGATGAGGAAATTGCCAACCAACGTGCTTTAGTAGAATGGACCAAAAGTAAAAAAGAACGTGATGGTCTAAATGTTCTTATTGCCAAACAGACTAGTACTCTAGAAAGAGAACAGCGAACGCTGGAAAAGCTAGAACGAGAATTAATAACTCTTGCAGATCACAAGTGTCATAGTTGTGGTCAAGACCTGCATGACACTAAGCATGATGAAATGATGTCTGCAAAAATCAAGCAGGTTGAAGAAAGCCAAGGACATATTAAAACTCACAGCGAAGAACTCAGTGAACTCAACGAAGCTCTTAGTCTAGTTGGAGAATTGAGCGTGTGTCCTACGGTAATCTATGACAATCTAGAACAAGCACTCAATCACAAAAATACTCTAAGCGGCCTAGAGCGTGATTTAGAAATCAAAGTTGCTGAAGATAATCCTTACATTGAACAAATTGAAGAATTACGCAACACTGCGGTGCAGGAAGTAGACTATGAGGGTTTAAACAAGCTGGTGCGTGTAAAAGATCATCAAGAGTTTTTACATAAGTTATTAACAAACAAAGACAGCTTTATTCGTAAACGCATTATTGATCAAAATCTAGCCTATCTAAATCAGCGACTAACTTATTA